AAAGAAGCTTGGTTTTCATATAACTGTGCTACGTTTTCTTTTAGGTGGCCTCTAAGACCTTCAAGGAACCCTAATCTGTCCCATTTGTTTATAGTGTCTTCTTTGATAACTTTAAGGTGTTTTAACCCGATGTTACCTACAAGACCTGATTCTAATAATGCTCCCATTTTTTTTGGTTTTTTATTTTTTAGTTTATTTATTTATTTATTTTAATTTTCCCATTAAATCTTTCATTCTTAAGAACTGAGGATTTTCATACGTTTTAGATTCAATTAAATTTACTGCCGATCCTGTTGTAGGAACTTTAGAAATTGTTCTTTGTACTGATTCTGTGATTGTACCATCTCCTTTTGAAGTTACTTCAGAAAGTTCTCCTTTAATGTATTTGTAAAGATTTTTAGATTCTTTTAAAGTTTCGGCGTTGTCAAATCTTCTTAGAATATTAATCTTTTCTTGTTTAGTTGTTGAGTGTTCAGTAAATAAACGAGTTGCGTAAGCCAAGTTTGAATTGAAAACTGCAACCTCATTTAATTTAGTTCTGAAAAGGTCAAGAGCCTTTCTGTATTCTCCGTTTTTCGCTCTTAATAAATCTAATTCTTCAGTACTTTCTTTTCTTAAATGTCTAGGTGCTGCTTTTGGTTTATCCAAACCTTCTCTACCCCATCTTTTACCGTTACCCAAAGTTCTAGAAGCCTCTTTAAATTCTCCTCTAGCTTTTGGTTTCATTCCAAAACCTTCGTAGTTAACTTCTTCTTTATATTCAAATTTCGCTTTACCCATTCCAACACCTCTGGTTCCTTGTTTCATAGTTGTTTTGAAACCACCAGATTGGTTTGGTTTTTTATCGTATCTGAATTTAGATGCGTTACCCATACCCATTCCTTTGGCTTTTGCTTTCATTTTGGCTTCATTCATCCATCCTTCTTCTAATTCATCAGTGATGGACCTACCAACTGGCATCTCATTAGAGTATAGTTCATCTTCCATATATGGGTCTTCTTCCGCATATGGGTCTTCTTCAAAATATCTATCTACATTATCTGACGTATCATAATCATCCATTTCCATAAATTCGATTGGGTGTCTGTCACCTGAAAGTCCTTCATCATCTAATTCTAACTCATAGATTGTTTCTTCACCCATCTCTTTTTTATCGTTTTCAAGAGATTGTTGAGTTAAGTCCTCAATTTCTTTAAATTCTCCAAATGAAAAATCATCATCGTTTTCTTCACCAAATTCATCAAATGAAAATTTATTTGACGAATAATCGTCTTCATCACCAAATTCATCAAATGAAAATTTATTTGACGAATAATCGTCTTCATCACCAAATTCATCGTAATCACCAAATTTATCGTAATCACCAAATTCATCACCCATCATAGAACCTTTCATAGAACCTTTCATAGAACCTCTCATAGGTATATCGTCCATCCTAGAACCTCTCATAGAACCTCTCATAGGCATATCGTCCATCATAGAATCTCTCATAGGCATATCAGATTCTCCAAGTTGGATTAGGTATTCTGTATCATTTTCGTTGTCTGATAAATGTAACATATTGTTTTCTTTTTTTACGATTACACCATCTTCATCTCCCATTGCTTTAAATACTCTTAAAACTTCAGCATCTGATGCTTTGGTTAAATCAATTGTGTCCTCATCTGAATCCATAGTTGGTAGGTCCATCATATCATCTTCCGTGTCATCCACGTCTAATGAAAAATCATCCTCATCATCTACATCATCTAAATTATCAGTATCGGCATCAATATCTTCCAAATCATCCATGGTAGATACATCAACGTCAACATCGTCCTCATCTTCAACCTCATCTTGTTCTAAGAGAGATTCTTTTACTAATGAACCAATTTCTCTCCTCATAGTTGAAGAAAGTATTCCTTGTGCATTTTTGTTAAGGGATTCCTCCAAATTTTGTATTTGGAAAAGTGCGTCCTCAATAACTGAATTGTTTTTTATCATCTTTTATTTTGTGATGTTTATTCAAATAAATACTTGATAAAATAAAAAAGTTCAGTTATTTTGATATAGATGCAAAAAAAAATGGAAATGAACCTAATCATCTCCATTTATTTTTTAAATAAAATTTGTTTTTATTCAATTACTTCGTCAATTTTACTTTCTGTAATTGAAGTTATTCTCCAATCCATTGTGTAATTTTCATAAACTTTAGTAACTTTGGCTTCAACATCTGTAGGTGAATACCCTTTAACTAATTTTTCTTCTCTTGTTTTTTTTACTTTACCTGATTCACTATCTAATAAATCAGATGCGATTTTAGCCACAAAATACTTTTCTCCTTGTTCCATAATTATAATTTTTTTTTATAAAAATAAGACTAATAATATTATTTGTCAAGAAATGAAGATAACTTATCCATTAAACTTTTTGTTTTATCAATAGATGTGGATTCCATTCCAGTCGCTCTTTCTATATTCATTTTTGTCTCCTCCTCAAGATTCTCATCATACTTACCTCTATCGTTCTTATCTAAGAATAAATAAGCTCCAGGAGTAGATGGTGATGATACCAAGTCAAAACAAATTAATTCAAAATCATCTTGTACCTCATTTCTTTCCCCAACTTTTTTAAGTGATCCAACACCACGAGAAGAAATACCTAATGTAACCCCTTGACGTAAGTAGTTTGCCGCAATATCTCCCTTAGTTGAACATATCCCTCTTTCATGAAATCCAGGACTTGTAAGTAACCTTAATTTACCTAATAAAACAGGACCTTCCCACCAAACTTCAGTTATCATATGTGATACTCTATCTAAATCTATTAAAGAAGATTCCGGGTGATTTAATTCAGAAAGAGAAGTTCCCTTCTCAATCATTTTTTTATAATTCTCAGATTCTCTCTTTAATATTTTTTCTGGATAAACCCTACCATTTCTATTTGGCGTATCATATTTTTGTAGGACCGCATAGAATTCAAATGGTTTAGAATAATCCATAAAATTTTTGGACTCTTTTAATAAATCGTAATTTCTACCTTCTCTTGGATTAATGTATCCCGCATCATACTCAATAAGAATACCCTTACCCGTATCTCTAGGGCCTAAAATTTTATAACCGTTCATAATTAGTTTTAATAATAAATATTAAACTTTTTCTAATATTACCTTTACAGGTTTATAATTTCCATTTTTTGTGAGAAAGAACTTAAAATAGTCATTTCCGGTTAGGACATCGTTATAAATTTCTTTAGTTAAATTTTTTAAGGATTTTTTTAATTTTGGTGATTTAAAATCTATTTCTTGGTTTAAAAATAAATTTATTTCTAAATTCATAAATGATTTTTTCTTTAGTTGTAGTCCGCTGGTTCTTAAGTCCATATCTACAATAAATTTGTCGTCAAATAATGTTTTGTCTATATTTTGATAAACCGAATGTTTTATTGCCCTGTTCATGTTTAATACCACACGGGTCCAATTTTCAGATTCAATTTTTGGTTCCGACCAAGTTTGAATATTTAAATAAAGTGATTTAAATTCTTTTGAGTCGACGGTCCCGTAATGTACTTTAGATGTTCTGAATCCATTTATTTTTGTGGTTTTTCCTTTTTTCATATTTTTTTTTCATACCAATATCGTTTATTTTCAATAAGTTTACGTATTTTTACGATATATATCAATATACAAGAAAATAAAACAAAAATATGCTAATAGTAAAAGTTAAAAGAGGGGATATTGAAAAAGCCCTGAAAGAATTAAAAAGTAAGGTGATAAAAACAAGACAAAATAGTCACCTAAATTATAAAAAAGAATTTACTAAAAAGTCAGTTGAAAAAAGACAAGAGTTGCAAAAAGCAATTTACAAACAGAAAATCCAAATAAAAGATTAAAGATTCTTATTCAACTGCAATAGTTTGAAATAACTTAACTTATCAAAGGATTCTTTTTGAACTTTAACAATAGTTTCATTTATTCTTCCTAAAACTTCGTTGTTAGATTCCTCAGATTTAAGATCTTCTAATTTTTCAATTACCGTTTCTTTTAAAACATCGTACTTAATAACTAACTTATCATTACTTTCATTTAAAATTGATGTTAATTTTTTCTTATCAGATTCCTCTAAGGTTGAGATATAATCATTAACTGTCTTATTAGCAACTTTTACCATTTTATCCATTGGGACCTTTGATGTTTCTTCTTCGGTTACTGGTTGTTTTTTTAAGTTTTCTAATATAGTTTTTTTACTTTTAATTTTTTCCTCTAAATTTACAACACTTGAGGAGAATAAATTATCAATATCATTATAGTTATTACCTGATTTTACATGACCTAACCATAACGATAATTCTTTAAGATTTAACTTATCAATTTTATTAATAATGTTTTCATATATAATCGTACTTTGATTAATATATTCAGAACCTAAAGATTCGTTTAGTCCTTTATTCTTTGATAATTCATCGTAAAGGTAATAAAGTTTGCTTACGTTTTTATTGTTTAGAACAAGTTCCTTAAAAAGAAACACATCTTTTTTAAATGTGCCGTTTTCATAAGATTCGGTAAGGCACTTTTCTATTTTTGTTTTTAATATTCCAAATTTCATAATCAGTTTTTATTATAAATATATCAATCCTTTAATATTTTAAGTAATTCTTTTTCCATATCACCTAACGATGAGTTTGTGATATACATATCGTTATCAGTTTCTAATAGTAAATTTTCTAACTTGTTTCTTGATTCTGGTAAACCTTCAGGTCCTCCTGGTGGTGGTCCTCCCATTTCTGGTGGTCCTCCTGCTGGTGGGGATGGTGGTCCTCCCATTTCTGGACCTTCTCCTCCTTCTGGAGGCGCTCCCCCTGATTGGGTTGTTCCGGTAACGGTTTTATATAATCTATCAATCGTATCAAACATTCCTGTATGGGTTATGATTGTTGCGGTATTTGCAAGTTCAGCGGCAACCGCTCTTTCCATTCTTTGTCTCTGGGTATCCAACTTAATGTCTTCATCTGAGAATCCAAATATATGTTTCTTAGCCCAAGTAGCTGAGGTCGGCGCCAATGAGTTTGGTATTTCACTTACCAAATCTTTATAAAGTAAAACTTTTTCTTTCCACACATCAACCATTAATAGGTCAGCTTGTTTAGATGGATTGTTTAACCCTAATGTAAAGTTTTGTAATTCATCCTCAAATCCTAATAAAAATAAATGGACAATCGCAATCTTATTTAATTCGGATAAAATATTTTTTTGTATTCTATTAATTGTTCTAGCAAAACGTATATCAAGTAATGATAAATTTTTACCATCACCAACCGGTTCTTCAAATCCAAGATATGCTTTTGGTATTCTTAATGCACAAACAAGTTTCTTTTGAATATACTCAATATCGGCAATCTCAGAAAGATTTGTACCACCTGGTAAAGTTTCAATTGGCATTGTTTGTGTTGCATCTCTAACTGGAATAAAGTAATCCTGGTCAACCGCCATTTGATTAAAACGTAAATCGACGTTACCCGTTTTATTGTCAACAATTTGGTCACGTTTAAATTTGTTTGCAACACGTTGTACATATGCTTCAACATCTTTATCGTCCATATTACCAACGAATACTTTAAAAACCCTTCTTTCGGGGGCTCTTGATGTACGATAAATTAACATAGCATCTTCAGACAAAACCAATTGTTTCCAGATACGACGAGCTTTTTCTAACATTGAGGTTCCGTAAGGTAACTTTCTATCATCTCCAAGTAATCTAAAGTGGGCAACTTCAAATGTATTGAATTCCATTTGTTTTTCTTTCCACTTAAATCTTAAACCTTTTTCGTCCGGTTTAACTTCTGAATTGGGAGTTCTAGGTGACATTCCCTTTTCAAGCCTTTCAACCTCAATATTTGGTAATTGAACACAACCAATTATTCCTTTTTCGGAATCTAATTTAAGATAAACAAAATTATCACCATATTTACAAGTGTTTCTAATCCACATCTGTAGGTTAGTGTTAATATCTAAAGTGTTGTTAAATAAATCGGCTAATATTCCTTTTATTCTTTTTGATTCGGAGTAAATTTGTAAAATATGACCATCTTCATTTGGTGTTGTTGATTCTTCCGCATATATATCTAAAGCAGTAGAAATCTCTGGAGTAAATTCCATAGATTCATAATCATAAAATGCTGCAATTCTTGTTGGTTCATAATAAATGGCTTGTGTATAAAGATTACTCTCTATTTTAGTCCATTGATTGGCCATATATAATGACTGTTGAGCTTGTAATTTTTCTTTTTCAAACTCGTTTCTATCTCTAGTTTTTAATAGTTCTTTTTTGTCAAATTTGTACGTCGGAACATCTTGACCCAATAATGAATTTGGTCCGAATGCCTTTGATAATCTTTGCCAAACTGTTAGTTGATTAAAGTTTTGTTCCATATTGAAAATTTAGTTTATAATTCTTAAATATAAATATTTACTATTCTTACATTTTAAAGTTAATCAACAAACATTAAGTAAAAATTAGAATCTGCACTCATATATTCGTATTTGTTGGTGTTGGTGTTGGGGGTATTTGTTTTAGGTCTACTGGATGCCCTTCATAAGTTTCCGGTTTTTTCTTATACCCAAAAGAGTTCTCAAATTTTTTATACCCTAAAATGGGTTGTCCGGGAACCACTAAAGTGGATCCATTAATTTGTTTTCCCGATGTTCTTCTAAGTTCTAACCCCATTTTTATAAATATTATCTACCACCAAATAACCAACCATGTTTAATATAATCTTCTTTTGAGGGTCCTGAATTCATGTTGTATCTGTGTGAGGCCGCATTCAAATTTGGAAGTACCGGATTAAAGTAAATATCTTTACCCACACTATCGTTATTACTTATAGTCCACGATTCAAGCATAACCTTTGTTTGTTCCGTTACCTTTTCAAGTTTTGCGAAGGATGTTTCACCAACATATATTGCCATTGATATTCCCATTATAAGGTCGTCGTGTTGCCCCCTTTGGTGGTCTGGTCTACCATTAAGATATATAAAAGTATTCATTTCATTATATAAACGAATGCTTTTAATTTTAAATTTGTGTCTTACATATTCCTCAAAAGAGGCGATAATTTGAACTCTTTTATTATTAAAACTTATACCAGGTATTTTTTCCTGCGCCTTTGCGTTATAACTCCATATATTTGTTGTGTCAAAACCATCAACATATAAATTCTTATAACCAAGTTCTTGCATTTTTCTAATCGTAGTGACACCCATACCTCCAGTAATATCCACCACTACAAACGCACTATACATTAACCCCCATTTATATGCAATTTCCGCCAAAGCGTCAGGTGGTATTTTACCCACATATTCTAGAACCTGTTCTCTAGTGTCAAAATCAATTATCTGTATTGATGAAAAATCCTCACTATCCCCACGAGAAACGTCAACCCCCATTATATACTTATGACCCTCTTTAGGTTCTTCCCACATCCATAAAGAATTACCCATTAACTTTGTTTTAGGTTCTTCTATAGAATTATTTTTAATATATTCTAATTGTTTGTTGTCAAATACGTTATCTCCGGAACCTAAAAATTCACAATTTAACTCCTGATTAATTTTTCTTTTATCATATTTAAGTTTTTTAACCATTTTTTCATACCAAGAAGAACAGGGTTTATAACCCTTTTTAAAATATGATGTTAGTTCGTCATAATCTCTATGATACGGATCAATATGTTCAAACGATACGTGTTTTAACGGATCTTGTTCATCTTTATGTAGTAAATAATGAACTAAATCGTCTGTTGGGACTAAATATAAATCTTTTGAGTATCTTGGGTCTCTGAACCAAAACATCTCAGAGATTTTAAAGTTATTCATTCCTTTTAAAGATTGGTCATAAATCTCGTAATAAATTGGGTCATACCCGTTAGGTGTGGAAACCACAATTACCTTACCCCCTGTTGATAGGGACGCCATACAAGCTGCCCAGAAATCGCTATCAGCCTCAATAAATGCCGCTTCATCAAATACAAGTATCGTAGGGGTAAATCCACGTAAGGCATCCTTTGATGTCGCAACGGCCTTAACTTCACTACCATTAGTTAGTTTATAATGTTTTTGTGAATTTTTGTCTACCGAAAACCCAGCACCAACCCAAGAAGGCCATTGGTCAACAAAGGCACGAATCTTATTAGCCATCTCCATTGAGGTGTCCAATTTATTTGCAATTATTAGTATTTTCTCAGGTTGTGTTTTTTTTGCAAAAACTAATCGTTTAGATATCCAAGCGGCGGTTACCGTAGTTACACCGGCTTGTCTATATTTTAATGCAATATTCTCCTCAAATTCCTCATAATCATTTAATAAGGAAATTTGGTCAGGAAATAATCCCAATGGAACGTACTTTGATACTGTGTTGTCGTATGTTTGTAAATAAGTTCTAAGAGCATATGGAGTGTCTTTCATACACTTAACATACTCTATCATTAACTGTTCTTTAGATAAACCCATAAAGATATTTACATATAAATATCAAAACCCCCAGTTATTTTTGTAAAAGGGGGTTTTAATAAATAATAATTGTTTTATTATTAATCTAATTTACTTAGAATATCGCCACCATCATCATCGTAATCATCATCATCGTAATCATCATCGTCATCATCAGGAGCATCACCGTAAGTTTTTCTATACATTTCTTTTGCTTGTCCTAAAATTTCAGTAAATTTTATTCTAGCTTTTTCATTGTCAGATGGGTTATCGGAAACAACATTGGCAATCACATCTTTTAAAAATTTTTCAGCTGGGATTCCATAAAGTATTTTATAAAAGAAAGGTTTGTAAATTTTACCTTCATCATATAAAGTTAACTCATCTGGTAATAACGTCCTCATTTTTGTTAAAAGTGGGGTTCCAACACGAAAATTCATTGGTTCATTCTCCATTGTATCTGTTTGACCCATAACATCCATTGCCATTTCTGGGTCCATATCCCTCCATTGTTCTCTTGTTTGTATCATTGGGAACACCTTAGATAGTTCGTGAAGTAGGATTGGGAATATTACTCCATTTGAATGGTACGTATCATTATCGTTACCCTCATTATTTTGTTCTCCCCCTTGTTCTTCATCATCGTCATCATCAGGAGCATCACCTCCCTTACCGGCAGAACCGGCAGCATTACCACCTAAAGATTCAATAAGGTCTTCATCCGTAAAATACATTAAATCATTTGCTCCCATTATTTTATTATATAAATCATATAATGATGGGTCTATTGCGTCTAATCTATCTTTATATAGTTGGTACAAAAATTGACCTTTTTTACCCGCCCCTTGTGACAGTGCGTTAATAACATTTCTTTTTTCAATTTCTAACTCTCTTTGTTCTTCAGGGGTTAATTCATCAATATCAAAAGAAAAGTTTTTAGGTAATTCTAATTTCTTTTTTTTATCCGGTTTAATCTGAAACTCATTTGGATTAATTGGTTTTTCACCTAAAAATGTAACAATGTTAACAAAATTAAATTCATACACAATTCCACCACCATTCCGTCTTTTTTTAGCAATAATTCCTTGATTAACTGCATCTTCCATAGTTAAATCATAAGATAACCACCCATCTTCTTTAGCTGCTATCTCAACCGCTAAATCTCTTAATTGTTCTCTATATCTAGGTTCGGTTCTCATGGCTTGTTGTACAGATCTCATCTGTTCCATTTGAATCGCCAACTTAACTTGTGGGTTTGTAATATTTTGTTGAGTACCAAAATATCTTTTAACGTAATCAACAATTTCTTTAAATCGTTTACTAGTCATTTTTTCTACGTCACTAACACCACCTCTAAACGCCCTATTTTTTGCATAAATTCCTTGAGGGTCCTCAATTTTTTGTTGGGTTCTTGGGTGAGGTCTTTCCTGGTAATCACCAAAATCCATAGGAGCTTCATTAACAATTTTTCTTATTAATCTTTCTAAATTATTTGACATTTTTTATACATTTAACGCTTGTTTTATCGCTCCAATGAACTCATTTTTTTGACTTTCAATTTCCGCCTTTGGTTTTTCTTTTACTCCAGGGTTAGGATCTTTAAATGGATTATCTCCTTTTTTTGGTGGAGTTTTAACTCCAGGTTTTGCCGGAGCCTCTTTAGTTCTAGTATTTGCCTTTGGTTTTTCTTTTACTCCAGGGTTAGGGTCCTTAAATGGGTTATCTCTTTTTTTTGGTGGAGTTTTTGTTCCTGGAGTTTTTGTTCTTTCTTTTTCTTTAGTGTTTTCTCCCATTTCTCCACCCATAGACGACATTTTACCAATTGGTCTTTTCATTTCCATACCTTCATTTTCGGAAAACATAGTATTTCTTTTTGGTTTTGACAACATAAAAGATTCGCTCTTATTATTTCTTTCGGAAATTGTTCGTAAAATGTCTCCCTTAGTCATTTTAGGGTCAATATGTTTTTCAATCATTTCAACAATTCTATCTTCAAGATATCTTTCATATCCTTCTTTGGTTACTTTTTCTGGCATATTTTTTTGGTCTTTTTTAGTTGTACTACGTGAAAATTCATCTCTCATTTTACACCATTTTTTTTGTTCTTTTGTTTTACCATTACCACATTTTGTAAAGAATAATTTTTGTTGTGATCTTGATTCAAATTTTTCATCAAGTTCTTTTTCTTCAGACATAGGAGCATTAGAACCAGTAACAACTTGTACTTTACCTCCAACTTTTTTAATCTGAACATCACCTGTTGCGTCATCGTTAGGTACTGCCATACCTTTACTTAAATCTGTATCATCTAATGTTGTTATGGTTTGAGCAACTTTTTGTGTTACTGCCTCTTTTGTTTCAAACTTTTCTGCAAGAATTCTAACTTGATTTCCAGTCATTTTTGAAATGGTGTTAAAATGAATACCATTTTCTAGTAAAACTGTAACATATTTTTTAGTTTTCATATACTACTTTTTTTTCAAATTCTAATACAAGATCTCTCTCATACAGTTTATCTTTAACTATCTGTTCCTCATCACCAAACTTGAAAACAAGTCGTTTGACTAATGAGAAATCAATGTCTTCTTCTTTTTCCCAACCCAAAGCCAATACACCGTCTATTGAATCCTGAACAGAAAATACATCTGAGTTTTGCACCAACTCTAATGTTATTTCCCCGTTGGTTAAGGTACCAACCTTTTTCACGTGTTCAACATCTGGAGGACTTGGGTATCCATTAGCTGGTTTTAATTCCCAACCTTCACCCCAAATCTCATCAATACTATCTGAAAATATAAATTCATAAATGTTTTCTCCCCTATAATTTGGGCCTAATCCATTTATGTAAATTAAAAAACTCATAGTACTTTACCGTTCGTTGTTATTTTTCTTTCTGTTAAACCATCAATAAAAACTAAATTACCTTTATTAGATAAACCGGCTAATTTTGATGTTGGGTTTATTTCAATAAATTTAAGAGACATTCTTTCTTGTTTAATATTTTCAGATAATCTTTTTATTCCTTTAATATTTTTTTCTCTTAATTTTTCCATTTCTTCTTTTCTTTTAATTCCCTTACTTTCGTTAATCATTACATCCTTGTTAGTAATATTAAAATATTTTGAAATAATTTTATCCACTTTTGACTCACCAAATGTTCCGTGTTCAAAATGGTTATAATTTCTTTGACTGGTTCTTGCCCCATGTTTAGGATATTCTTCACCCATTTCACCACTCATTTTAGATAGACCATCAGCCATTGTTGTTGTTGCCAAACGATTAACCGCATCCCCAAGTGTAGGTGTGTCATATTCAGTCATTTCTCCTCCTTCTGGTGGTGGTGGAGGTAATTCATCATCTCCCATATCTGAAGGTTCTTCCATTGATAAATCTTCGTCTTCATTGTCATCATCCTCTTCGTCTTTATCTTCATCATCATAATCACCCTCTAATCTTGATATAATTTCTTCAAGATCATCATCGTCTAATACATCAACATCAATAGCGGATAAAATAGAATTAATAATGTATTTAACATCATTACCATCCATTTCATCTTTATCGTTAAATTTTCTGATTTTTTGTGCTAATTTACCTGTAAGTTTCTGGATAATTTTAAAAGAAGTTCCTTCTTCTTTTTTTGATTCGTCACCCATATCATCTCCCATATCATCAGGAAGTGGTGGCATTTCATCATCCATATCTCCCATATCATCACCCATTCCTTCCGGTGGTGGAGGCATATCACCTCCCATATCATCACCCATTCCTTCCGGTGGTGGAGGCATATCACCTCCCATATCAGATGGTGGTGGGGGCATATCACCTCCCATATCATCAACAGGTACCGGTGGGGTAATAGGTGCCGGTGGGGTAATAGGTGCCGGTGCCGGAGCTAATTCTGGTGCCGGAGATGGTGTGGGAATTTCTTCCGTATTTGTTTTAGGTAATCTTAGTTTAAACTTTTTTTTTTGCTCTGTAAAAAGAGAGATACCTTCATCGTTTCCGTACAAACCGTTGTATTCTTTGGCCATTAAATTTAATCTTTTTAAGGCTTGGGAATATGATGGGTAGTATTTCCTACTTTGCATAGGTTCAACATAATCTGTTATAGATTCGTTTAAACTTAGTTTAATA